GCCAAGAGCCTGGACGATCTGATCGGCGACGAGAAGAAGCCGTTCGCCGGCTGGAACGAAGGCAACGGCATCGCCGCCCTGGACGCGATCCAAAGCAGCGACCCGTCGGTCGTGGCCATGCAGAAGACCGGCCGGCCGGTGGCCCCTCCGCAGAGCCGCATCCGCATCTCCACGGTGGAGGCTGCAAAGGTGCTCAAGGCCCGCATGGGATGGTGGACGCCCGAGTGCCTGCAGTATTTGCGCGACACCTATACCGACGGCGTGCCCGAGGCTGACATCGATGCGATCGAGCTTCGCCTTGGCGGGCAGAGGAGGAAGGCCGGATGTGTGGGTTGAAGACGGTTCTTGCCAAGGAGGGCATCACGCAGGTGGAGCTTGCCGGCCATCTGGGATTGAGCAAGGCGGCGGTCTGCCAGATCGCCAACTACGGGCAGTTTCCCAAGGGCCGCGAGGCCGAGACGAGGGATGCGATCAACAAGTTCCTGGACGCCCGCGGCGTACCGGTGAAGGATTTATGGAAAGGCGTCCGGTCGGACGACGAGGAAGAAGCCAAGGAGGCATGCGTTATGTTGGGCATGAATGCGAAGAGACAGTTCAGACTGGTCAAGGACCCGTTCACCGATGATGTGACCGAGAGCAGGGACGTATACCTGTCCCAGAGCGGCCGCTATGTGGCCGAGTACATGTACATGACGGCCAAGGCCGGAGGGATGCTGGCGGTGGTCGGCGAGAGCGGGAGCGGCAAGAGCACGCTGCGGCGCCTGCTGCTGGACCGCATCGACCGCGAGGACCTCAAGATCAAGGTGATCTTCCCCCGCTCCATCGACAAGGGCAAGCTCACCGCCTCCTCCATCTGCGACGCGATCGTCGCCGACTGCAGCGAGGACAGGCCGAAGCGGACCCTTGAGGCCAAGAGCCGGCAGATCGAGCGGGTACTGACCGCATCGAGCAGGGCCGGATGGTCGCATGTGCTGATGATCGAGGAGGCCCACGACCTGGATGTGCGCACGCTGAAGTACCTCAAGCGGTTCTGGGAATTGGAGGACGGTTTCAAGAAGCTGCTCTCGGTGATCCTGGTGGCGCAGCCGGAGATCAAGGGGATGCTGGACGAGAGCCGCAACCCCGAGGCGCGCGAGATCATCCGGCGCATGGAGGTTGCCGAGATCAGCCCGTTCGAGAACCCGGACGAGCTGAAGGAGTACCTTACCCTCAAGTTCGCCCGTGTGGGCGTGAAGGTAGGCGAGGTGATGGACGAGGGTTGCTACCAGGCGATCCTGGACAAGCTGGTGAGGAAGACCCGCAGCGGGTACCGGTTGAACTACGCATACCCGCTTACGGTGAACAACATGGTCAAGAAGGCCATGAATACAGCCGCCGACATCGGCCAGACTCTGGTGGACGCGGAGACGATTGCAAGCATATAGCAAGGGAGAGGAATATGGAAGATTACAAGTACAGGCAGACGATGAACGGGACCGAGTATTGGCTGGACCAGCGGGGCAGCCTGGTGCCCGCAGAGAAGATCGGCGAGCTGGACAAGCTGCGCGACGATGTGGTGCGCGAGATGCTGGGAGTCGCCCTGCCGCTCTCTGATGCCTTGAGGAAGGCCAAGGCAAGCGTGTACAGTACGCTGGACACCTTCCTGGCGATGAGCAGCGAGCAGTACGGTGTCAAGCGCAAGGGCACCAAGGGCAACGTCACCCTGCTCACCTTCGATGGCCGGTACAAGGTCGCCCTCTGCTACAACGATGTGTTCGCGTTCGACGAGCGGCTGCAGACCGCCAAGGAACTGATCGACTCCTGCCTCATCCGCTGGGCCGACGGTGCTTCCGCCAACCTGGTGGCCGTGGTCAAGGAGGCTTTCCGGGTCGACAAGAAGGGCAAGCTGGACGTGAGGCGCATCCTTGAGCTGCGCCGCTATGAGATCCATGACGAGCAGTGGCGGCAGGCCATGGAGGCGATCAGCGACAGCATCACCGTGCAGAACACGCGACGGTATGTGCGCTTCTACGAGCGCCACGGGGAGGACGAGTGGAGGCAGGTTGCCCTGGACTGGTCCTCGATCACAGGGTAAGGGGGATATGGCGATGAAGAGCAGCTGGCTGAAACTGATCCACGTGGCCAAGAGGCAGTGCAACCTGGACGACCAGAGCTACCGCGCCCTTCTGTCGGGGGCCGCCGGGGTCGACTCCGCAAGCGGCATCGAATCGGAGGCGCAGTTCAAGGCGGTCATGGCCGCCTTCGACCGCCTCGGCTTTGGCCGCAACGACGGCAAGGTCTACTCGATCGACGACGACCAGATGGCCAAGGCCTATGCCTTGTGGTGCAACCTGCATTTGTTGGGGGCGGTGGACAACCGCTCCTATGGCAGTTTCATGGCATGGGTGAAACGCATGTATCCCCAGGACATCCTGCGCAAGGGCCAGAAGAGCCAGCTGATCGAGGCGCTCAAGCGCTGGGAGATTCGTGTGGACATGAAGCGCACAAGGGAACTTGTCAAGGGAGGTGTGGCTTGTGAGAAATGATATGGCAGCCGAGATGGTCGAGTCGGTGAAGAAGGTGGTCGGTGACGAGAGCCAGGCGACGCGCGTGGTGCGCCAGCTCCTGGTTGACTTTGGCGGTACGCAGGTGTACCTTCCAATGGTAGCGACCGCTTTCCGCGACGAGTTGGAGGCCGAGGTGTACGACTCTTTCGACGGGTCCAACCAGCGCGAGATATGCACCCGCTACCAGATCAGCTTCACCACCTTGTACGCGATCATCAAGCGCGAGCGTGAGAAGCGCATCGGTAAACGCGAGGAGGACGCACAGGGCGTGCTGGATTTGACGGACTAGTAATTTCATCACCTGGTCCACAGGATGCGCCTACGGCGTTCATAAACCGTTTATGAACCGGATTTCCAACAGGGGTGACAAGCAGAATGCTTGCCACCCCTTCTCTTTGCCAAAAAAAGTAAGGCGCGTTACAAGGAATGTACGTGCGCAAAGGTCCACTATGGCCCCATGGCAGACAAGAACGTTTCACTGAATTCGTACTCGCTCACCTCCGACCCGCCGGCCTGGATGCTTCTGGTTCCGGCGGGTCTCGATGTGCCCGGCCGTGACGGCCGTTCCTTCATCAACCCGGGTCCAGCATCCCTCATCGAAGCCTTCCGTTCCAATGGGGTGGACATCGTCGTCGACGTGGAGCACAGCAGCCACACCCAGGCGGTGGAGGGCAAGCCAGCCCCGGCATTCGGCTGGATCGTCGACCTGGAGGACCGCGGCGGCGAGCTGTGGGGAAAGGTTGAGTGGACCGATGGCGGCAAGGCTGCCGTCAGTTCGCGCGAGTACCGCTACTACAGCCCGGCCTACAGCTGCGATGCAGCGGCCAGGATCATGCGGGTGGTTTCTGTCGGCCTCACCAATACGCCCAATTTGCGCCTGCCGGCGCTGAATAACCAAGGAGGGGATGTGATGGATAAATTCAAACAGGACGTTGCCGAGGCCATGGGCCTGAAGGCCGACGCCGCCGAATCCGATGTGATCGCCAAGGCCAAGGAGCTGGCTGGGACTGTCTCGCTGAACCGTCAGCAGGACATGGTTCCCAAGACCGACCTCACCCTTGCGCTCAACCGGGCGCAGACTGCCGAGACCGAGCTGGCCAACCTCAAGAAGGAGCGGTTCGAGACCAAGAGGGACGAGCAGATTGACAAGGCCGTCGCGGACGGAAAGATCGCTCCGGCGAGCAAGGACTATTACAAGACTTCCTGCAACAGCGAGGAGGCCTTGGCCAAGTTCATCGAGTTCGTGGGCACCCTGCCCAACATCGTGACCAACGGCGAGCAGCCGCGTGGTGCCGATCCTGCAGGCGAGGTCGAGCTGAATGCCGAGCAGATCGCGTTCGCCGCCAAAATGGGCATCAGCGCCGAGGATGCCAGGAAGTTCTACAAGGACTACAAGGAGAGTAAGTAATGGGTATCATCAAGAAAGAATTGTTGACCGACCTCAATGTCAATTTCTCGGGCCTTTTCAAGCAGGGTCTTGCAAGCGCCCCGTCGGTGTGGAAGAAGGTCGCCACCATGGTGCCCTCCTCCGCAGCCACCACCGCCTACGGCTGGCTGGGCCGCTTCCCGCAGCTGCGCGAATGGGTGGGCGACCGTGTCATCAAGGACATGGTGGAGAACGCCTACATGCTGCCGAACAAGAAGTTCGAGGGCACCGTTGCGGTGAGCCGCTCGGACATCGAGGACGACAACCTTGGCATGTATTCGCCGATCGTGCAGAGCATGGGCGAGGAGAGCGAGCTGCACATCGACCGCAATGTGTTCGCCGAGCTGGCCCTGGGTTTGAGCGAGCTGTGCTACGACGGGCAGAACTTCTTCGATACCGACCACCCTGTGTACCCCAACCATGACGGTACCGGAGTCGCCGTGTCGACAAGCAACATCATCAACCCGTTGGTGACCGACGGTCCGGCCTGGTACCTCTTGGACGCCAGCAAGACCATCAAGCCGCTGATCTACCAGAACCGCAGCGCAGCCGAGCTGCAGACCATCAGCGACCCGCAGAACGACGCCGTCTTCATGCGTGACGAATACCTCTACGGCGTACGCGCCCGCCGTGCGTTCGGCTTCAGCTTCTGGCAGATGGCCGTCATGAGCCGCGATGCGCTGAATGAGGAGAACTTCAACGCCGCTTACCAGGCGATGTGCTCCTTCAAGGCAGACGGTGGTGATCCTCTGGGCTTGCGCCCCACCATCCTGGTGGTGCCTCCCGCCCTGCGTGCCGACGCCAAGGCCCTCATCGAGGTGGAGCGCCTGGCCAATGGTGCATCCAACCCCAACTACAAGGTCGTCGAGGTTCTCGATACCGCGTGGCTGGCATAAGGGGGTGATCCGTGGCTGAAAAGAAAAACATCAGGATCGTAGCCCGCCACGTCCGCGGCAAGTCGCCGGTGCCTTCCTACAGGAGGGCCGGCATTGTCCTTGGGCTGACTGATGCGGAGTACGAGGTGACCGAGGAGCAGCTGGCAGCCCTCAAGGCTGACAAGCTTGTCAAGCTGGCGGTGAAGACCGAGGCGAAGGCCTCCGGCAAGGAAGAGAAGAAATGACCTACCTTTCCCTGGATGAGTTGAAGCTGCGCGATGCCGAGCGGTTGCCGCGCCTTGAGGACGGGCAGCTGAACGAGGAGCGCTGCATCACCGCCCTGGGGGACGCCGCCGAGATCGTGAGGACCTACCTCCCCGAGTTGATCGGGGAGGACGGCCTGCCCTTGGACCCGCCCGCCCGCCTTGCGGGATCGCTCAAGCCGATCGTGCGCGACATCACCATGTACCTGCTCAACGAGCGGCCGGGCGAGGAGTCGGTGAACGCACGCTATGACCGGGCCATCAAGTTGTTGATCGCCCTGGGTGGCGGCTCGACCGGTGGCGCAGGAGCTGCCGGTGGACCCGATCCGCTGGATACGAACAATGCCGAACTTATCGACGGGCGCAGCGAGTTCATCCCGCCCGGAGGGTTGTACCACTGATGGGTGCCTCATTCCGTGTGGACATCAGCGAGCTTGAGGCCCTGCAGGTCATGCTGGCCAAGGTCGCGGTCCTTGACCTGGATGCGCTGGAGAACGCCTTCGGTGAGATCGCAGTCACCAATGCCCAGGATCGGTTCGAGAAGAAGGCTGATCCGGATAGGACGCAATGGAAGAAGTGGTCCGAGAAGTACCACAAGAAGATCGCAGGTGATGCACGCAGGTCAGTGCTCATGGGGCCGACGGCCCGACTGCAGCAGTCGCTTACCTACGAGAACCGCAGCGACGGTGTTTATGTGGGTTCTACGATGGTGTACGCACGGGTGCATCAGCAAGGGTGGGAGGAGCGCAACATTCCGGCCCGTCCGTATCTGGGAGTCGGAACCGAGGATGCCGAGGACTTTTACAAGGCAACCGAGACCGTATTGAAACAGGGAGGCATTGCATGACATTGGGATCGGCACAGGCAAGCGCAAGCGCAGCATTGGCAGCGGCCTTCTCCACCTTCATGCCGAAGGTCTACGTGGAGGATTACGACGGCGTGTTCTCCCTGGATGAGGCCAACAAGAAGGGCAGCGCCACCCCCAAACTCCTGGTCAGTCCGCTCTCGGTGGACAACGAGGGTGTGAAGCTGGCCGTGTATTCGCTGTTCAGATCGACCGACCGCCGGCAGGTGGAGGTGCTTGATTTGTGTGTCCAGGCCTTGAGGGGTCTTGGAGGAAGCGGCAGACCGCCTTTGAACGTATCCAGTCGGTCGTTGTACGACAAGGATGCGTTGAAAAGCAGCTTGCGGCTGTGGGTGCATATGGTCGATTGGCCGCACCTTGCGATCGGGGACGACCCGCTTGCATCCGGAGGCCCTGTGGCCGCCGAGAAGCAGCGCATCGCTTCCCTCTTTTCCGGAACCTGTCCGGTCGCCCAGAGCGAGCAGCAGCTGAAGGCCCTGGTACTCTCCTCCTCCCTGCCGTTCATCGGCATCCAGGAGGGAAGCGGGGTCTTTGCGAAGGGCGAGGCCGGGACGGTCAAGTACAACGATGCCGATGGCAAGCTGTACAGGCGCACCGTAAAGGGCAGCGCCACCTGGCCGATTTCCATCGCCGCCTATGCCCATAGCGAGGCGGAGGCCGAAGGCCTGCTCTGGCCGCTTCTGGCATTGCTGCCGAATGTGGGCACGCAGGACGGCCTGAACACCACCACGCTGGTTGTGGAGCTGCATTCGGGCAAGGGCGAGAATGGCGCATCGGTCGCATCGGTCACGGTCAACCTGGTCGTGCCGGTGGCAACCCAGCCGGAGCGCGTCGCACAGTTCAAGAACGCCGTGGTAACCGACACGGTGATATCGAGGAGGGTTTGATGAAGAAGACCGAAGAGTCGGCCAAGTACAAGATTGAGGACTTGGCCAAGGGCATCGACGCCGCCACGTTTGCCGCCGTGTGCGTCATGAAGAAATGGAGTCCTGGAAAAAGTGTTTCACAGGGTGAATTCGACCAGGCCGTGAAGCAGTTTTTAAACGCTCCCGCCGGGCGTACCAAAAGGGGGTAACCGATGGCAAGAGGACATGTAAACAATTCGATCCTGGATGGAGCGCTGGGCGTGCAGCCTGCCGCCTCCACCGGGATTTTCGGTGCCGTCGGTGTGGCAGCCGCCGGCTATGGACAGGGGATTCTCATCCTCACCACCGCAGCGGACGCCCAGGAGAAGCTTCTGGCCGGACCGCTTCGCGATCTGATCGTGTCGGCCCTGTCGCTGGCAAACACCACCGTGTATGCGGTTCCTCTTCTGGGGACTGTGGACGGTGTGGTATCCGCCGTGCTCAAGGCTGCAGCTTCCACCGGCACCGGCAGCATGACAGTCGCCGGCCTTCCGCGCAACGACTACGACGTGAGCGTCGAGATCAAGAGCAGCGGCGGCCTCAACGAGGCGTCGGCCGTGGTCACCGTGGACGGCATCCCGTCCGCTCGGTTCACCATCGCAGAGGACGGCCAGTACGTGATCGCCGGAACGGGCTTGACGCTGACCTTCGTCGCAGGGGCCGAGGGAATTTCCTTCGCCGCCGGCGATGTGTTCACCTTCAGCACCAGCGCACCGGCTGCCACCAACGCCGAGCTGCTTGCAGGCATCGATACCCTGCTTGAGTCTTCCTACGCGTTCGAGTGGATCGCCGTGGCAGGCATCACCGATGCGGCCATGTGGGCTGCCCTGGCAACCAAGGCAACCGGCGCCGAAGCATTCTACCGCTACATCCATTTCAAGGCGCAGGCCAGGTATCTGGATGAGGGCGAGACTATCGACCAATGGGTGGCGGCCCTTACCGGGGACGAACGCGGCTTGACCGTGGGCGGCCGGGTGCAAGTCTATGCTGCATACCTTTTGCAGGCCGATCCGTTCGGAGCCACCGACGTGCGTGGGGCGATCGGGCTTGCCTGCGGCATGAGCGCAAGGCGCGACGTGCAGGAACCGGTTGACGCTGTGCGCAACGGTTCGGTCAGCGGTGTGGTGAAGCTGCTCCCCGAGGGGATCAACGGCGGACACATCGACGCATTGGACAATGCCGGCTATGCGACGCTCACCACCTACATCGGCCTTACCGGTGCGTACATCACCCACGGGCGGATGTTCGCGGAGGGCACCAGCGACTACGGACTGGAGGAGCGCAGGCGGGTCATGGACCTTGCATGCCACCGCATCCGGACCGCGCAGTTGATGTACCTCAACGATACGGTTTCCATCGCCGCCGACGGCAGCATGGAAGGCATTGAGATGTTCAAGGCTATCAGCCAGCAGGTGCTCAACGACATGGCAGCCGCCGGTCAGATCAGCGCCGGCGAGATCGAGATCGATCCCAACCAGAACATCTTGAGCACCGAGACGATCGAGACGCGCGTCAAGATCGTTCCGCTTGGCAAGATGACCTTCATCGAGAACGTCATCAGCTACGCAAACCCAGTCCTTGAGGAGGAATAGGATGATAAACGGAGTAGTCTATGACTTTGAGTCCATCAAGGTGCAGCTGCCTACCGGCATGGTAAGCACGGTCGAGGACATCAAGTACGGCGTCAAGAAGGACGTGGATGTGGTGACCGACAAGAACGGCATTCCCCGCGGTACGGTGCGCAAGGCATACGAGGGCGACTTCGAGATGACCCTGGCGCTCAGCGAGTACGAGCGCCTGGCGCAGAGTGCGCCCAGGGGCATCCTTGCCCTGGACCCGTTCCCTATTGTCGTCTCCATGGGGGACGGCGCAAGCCCGGTGGTGACCGACACGATCATCGTGAAGATCACCGAGGTGCCGCGCGAGTTCAAGAAGGATGACGAGATCAAGATGTCGGTCAAGGGAAAGCAGACCGCCGTCGCAAAACTGAACGGTAAGCTTGCTTACCAGCCGCTCGGATAAGGAGGTAGGCGATGTTCGACAATGACGTTCTGAAGTCTGTCAAGGAAAAGAACCCCAACTCCACCCTTTACATGGGTGAGATCAGTTTCAAGGACCAAGAAGGCAAGCTGTACAAGCTTGAGTTCATCTGGCGCAAGCCCACCGTGGCCGACATGGAGGCGTACAACAAGGCGGCAGCGAAGAATGCCTTCACCGCCCAGAACAACCTGCTTGTCAGCCTTGTGGTCCACCCGGACCCCAAGAGCGTGGCCGATGTGATCCAGGAATTCCCGGCCGTCACGGCTGATTTCGTGGAGAAGCAGGTGTCGCCTTTTTTCGGCACGGAGGTGGTGAGCACGAGCCGGAAGCTTTGACGAAAACCCGCCTGTTCATCAGGCGGTTCACCGGCGTGGACGTATCCGGCTATCCGGCCGACGGCATCGATTGCCTGTTGGCCGAAGCCAAGTACCTCCGCAGCCTTGAAGTCGGGATCATCGCCGATGCGGTGGCAAGTCTTTTCAGAAAGGAGTAGGGATTGAAGAACTTTGTAGCCAATATAAAACTGGTTCTCCAGGACTCCTTCTCCAGTGGATTGAACGCGGCCCGTACCTCCGTCAAGGGGATCGGGGAAAGTCTGCAGGGCCTGCAAGCGAATACGGGGCTGCTGCAGACTGCGTCGTCTCTGGGGTTGATGGCCGCGTCGACCGAACAGTACCGCCAGAAATTGGTGGCAAGCCTGGCCGAACCGTCCAGGAAAGCCGGTGAGCTTGAACAGTCACTGGCGGCTGCCACCACCGTCATGAATGCAGGCAACACCATCGATGGATCGGTTGCCAAAACCTACGACCTGCTGCGCGAGCAGGCTCTGGCATGGGCCAGTGGCCATGCCGAGGGAAGCAGGATCGCATCGGTGAGTGCATCAGAATATGCCTCCACCACCTACTCCATGCTTAGTGCCGGCCTCAAGGCCGATGCCGCCATCGCTGCGACGAACCGCAGCTTGATCCTTGCCAAGGGTACGATGGGCGACAACAAGACCGCTGCCGATCTCTTGGCCATCTCCTACAATACGATGGGCGACAAGACCGCGGACATAGACAGCGAGATGTCCCGACTTGCCGACACCATCGCCAACACCCAGGCGACCTTCCAGATCGCCAACCTCGGCCAACTCAACGAGGGCCTCAAGTACGGCATCCCGGTTGCCCAGAAGTACGGCATCGCGTGGACCGAACTGAACACCATCATCGGCCAGCTGAACACCAGCGGCCTTTCCGGCAGCCTTGCCGGAACGTCGCTGTCTTCCATGATGGCACAGATGAACAAGGCCAGCGGGAAGCTCGGCTTCAACATCGCATACAACGAACAGGGCGGAACCGATGTGATCGCCACCCTGGAAAACATACAGAAAAAATTCGGGGATGTGACCAAGCTTGCCCCCAACGTGCAGATGGCCTTTGATGAGGCGTTCGGCACCGAGGGCGGGCGTGCGCTCACCCTGCTTAGTGCATCGCTGGAGAGCCTCAAGGCCAACTATGGCCAGATCGGCGCATCGGACGGCCAGTCCACCATGATGGCCGAGCGGATGAGTGACAGCTTTGTCGAGCAGACCAAGCGCATGGAGAATGCCAGGAGCGCCCTGCAGTCCCAGCTGGGAGAGTCCACCAACAAGATTCAAGGCCAGTTGATGGGCGTGCAGACAGCCTGGTACAACATGGCCGGCGCTATGCTTTCCACGCCGATCGGCGAGAAGCTTTCCACCCTTGTCTCCGGGGGAACCTTGGCGACAAGCGCCCTCTTGAAAGTCGGCGGGACCGCGCTGAACACCACCGCCCAGATCGCCACAATCGCAGCCATGGGAGGAAAGGCCGGAGGCATGCTGAACCTGCTCAAGAGCAGCGCCACCCTGCTGGCATCGCCGCTGATCGGACTGGGCCATGGGCTTGCGAAGATCGGGGGCGGCATCATGGCGGCCCTTCCGGCCATGGGTGCGTGGATCACTTCCATGTTCAGTGCTGCCGCCGCCCATTGGGCCGTCATCGCTCCCGTCGCCCTTATCGTCGCCGGTGTGATCGCCTTGGGAGTGGCCATTTTTATGATCGTCAAGCATTGGGATTCCATCAAGGCTGCCGCAGTCGACGCATGGGAAGGAATCAAGACCGCTTGGGGAGCCGCCGGCCAATGGTTGGGCGGTGTATGGGATTCTGTGACTGCCGGCGTCATGGGCGCATGGCAGGGAGTGAAGCAGTGGTTCGCAGGCCTGTGGGATTCGATCACCGGCGGAGCGGTTGCGGCCTTCGATTGGATCGTGGGTAAGATCACCGGAGTTGCCACGGCCATCAAGCAGCCGTTCATCTGGATCAAGGACAAGATCGGCGGCCTGTTCGGCGGTGATGATTCGCAGCAGGCTCCCCTGGAGGCTCCGCAAGTCGCAGCCTCCTCCATTGGACAGGCTCCTGCCCCTGCCGGTGAACCCAAGAAGGGCATCGGGACTTGGATCAAGGACAAGGTGGGCGGATTGTTCGGACGGGATGAGGGCAAGGCGGCGATGGACGCAATGGCTGCCGGCATCGAGGGCCAGGCTCCTGTCTTGGCTGATACGACCGCTTCGGCCTTTGGACAGACTTCTGCATTCATTCCCCACAGCGACGCCAAGCGCGGCCCGTTCTCCACACTCACCGCTTCCGGACGTGCTATTCCTGCGACCTTAGCCAAGGGCTTGTCCCAGGGCGGTGCATTGCTTACCAGGGCGAGCGAGAACCTGTTCGCCCGTGTCCAGGTTGCATCCCCTGCAGCAAACGTGCTGCAGTTTCCCGCCCCCGAGCAGGAAGGAAGCCGTGAGGCGTCAGCTCCCCAGGGACAGGGCGGCTTGCTCTCCGCTTTGGTGGACAGGCTTTCCAAGCGCGAGCAGAAGATTGAGAAGCATTACCACACCGAGATCAAGCAGATCACCCTTCCGGATGTGAAGGATATCCAGGATGTGATCCGCTTCGTATCTTCGCTTGAGCAGCAGTTCGAGCTGGACAGCACGGAGGAGGTTGCCATATGAGTGCCAACACCATCCGTTTGAATAATGATTTTTCCTTGACGGTCAACGGTGTGACCCTTCCCGGATTCGTGGAGCGGGTCAGCATCGGTGGCCAGATGGTCCTTGGCGAAGCCGAGCTGCTGCTTACCAGTGGATCGGAGAAGACCTTCAACGGGTTCGATGACGCTTCGGTCAAGTTGTATCTGACCATGATCGAGCCGACCGACGGAGGGACCAGCCGGTATGACAAGCTGCTGATCCTCACCAGCGCATTCAAGAAGCTGCGCCAGGGCGAGCCTGTGGTGTACGCCCTGGAGGGGAATGTCTTTCGTTCCCACCAGCTGAAGGCGGCCTTGTTCCGCGGCCTTTCCAGCGATGACGGCAAGGATGCCGACCGCCTGGATGTGGTCATCTCACTGGTTGAGCACGACCCTGTGGTGGGCAAGGTACAGAAGCAGCAGGGTGCTGCAACCCAGGATAGTGGTACGACAGATATTCAACCGACGCTGATGACGGCGGCGGAAGAAAGAAAATTGCAAGCATTGGAGG